TTAAATTCTTCAACTGTAATATGCGACAAATTGTTTAAAACTGAAAATTCTTTTGGAATAAAAGGATTATCACTTACTACTCTTATATATCTCTTATTGGGATTTTTTTGGCATACTATTAATGTTTGTTTAAGCCAATTCCCATGAAATGTTGCACGTTCGTTTACTTTTTTATAATTTTGAGTTCCAGAATATATGTTATTAACTTTATCATCTAATCCAATATAGTCAAACCCCAATATATACAAGTCAGTGTTATTATGATCGCTTGCTAGATTTAATGCTGTAGGGCCACTACTCCATCCTTTACTTGGATTAAAATAATTAAACCCTGTAAACTGTGCATATGCTTTATTTTTGTTTGTCCAAACAACGTGACTATGTTGATATCCAGCTTTGTTGATTTCTAAAATCATTTTAGTATCAACTGCAATTAAATAATCAGGATCAAATTCCCTATATATGGCATTACAGCCGTATACAGTTCCTTTTGTTTTTAGACTTTCAAGATTGATTGATTTTCTACTAGTGCCATTGCCTAGTACAAATGCTATTTTTGACAAATATTATACTCCGCCAGCTTCTGTGTTTGCTGCAATACCGTACATCTGTTTAACGAACTCAAGTTCTTTTTTAGATTCTTCTGTATGTAGCTCAGAGGCTTTGCGGATTCTGTTAATTTGGCTTAATGTTAATCGAGTTTTACGTGTATCAGTTTTCTCCAATGGAGAATCGTCAAATTCAGCCTCGTAGCTTTTATCGTCTACAGGCTCAACTGTTTCTTTGTCAAAATAAAATAGCTCACGTAATATCATATTGTATTTATACCGTTTGTTCAGTATTTGCTCCGCCGCCAACTTGCTGGCCTGTAGCAGTTTCTGGCGGTGCTGCTTCTTCACCTGCAACTGGTGCTGCTCCGTCTTCTGCTGTATCTTCCATGCCGCCTAAGTCTGCACTAATACCTGCGGTGCTAATACCTGCATCTCTCATCTCTGCTCCTGGATCACCGGGAATAGGAGCAAGATTTTCTTCATTTTCTTCTTTCCATAGGCGCTCGTTTTCTGCAAGCTCTTCTTCTGTCATTCCTAAGAAACGTTTTAATGCAAAACGGTTTGACATATATGGAATTGCTGCCATTTGTGTATACGTTGGAACACGAGCATTATCAATTTCTGCTTGTCTATAACTTGCAAAGTTTTGCGGCGGTTGAAATTTAAGATCAAACATTGATACGTCAATGTTAACACCTTTTTCAAGCAAGTAACGTTTAAATTCTGTATCAAATTGTTCGACAACTAAATTTTGCAAACGTTCGCAATATGTATTGAAGCGTAGTTCTTGAATGTATGCTGTTCCAACACGACCGTCATTATATTGTGCTGCTGAATCATCAGCGCCAGTTGGCAAATAGCTAGAAGGTATACGTAAACCGCGGACGAGTTTGTTAGTGAAATAACGCAAGTCGTCAATCTCACCAAGGTTTGTACCGCCTGGCAGTGTTTCAACTTTTGATCCTCTACCTTCTGCTGTTTGTGGGAAGAAGTAATCTTCGTTAATGCTTAGTGGGTTATAGCTACTGTCTATAACATTAGTTCCGCCGCCTGTTGTACTTGGAATACGTCTTTGATGTATTTCAGTTTTTACTCGCTCAACAAACTGCATAGCAAGGTGACTTGGCATGTTGCCTACATCAACGTAGAATACTCGTCTTTCAGGAGCACGTTGTACACGATAGATAATAATAGCATCTTCAAGTAATTCTTTTTGCTTGTATACTTTAAAGATTGTTTCTAATAGACTGTTACCAAACGGATAGTTGTTGTCTAATCCTTCTGATAAACTTAAATGGATAATATGTTCTGCACCTACAGTAACTTCTCCATTTTCTGTATGAAATCTACTACCGGTTTGACTCGCATTAGGTGTCCCAACCATGCCTCTAGCACCTAGTGTAGAATAATTTGCACCAGGCGTTGTACTATTGCCGTTTGTGATATAAGGAGTAGTTGCAACTAAATCTGTAAAATTGAAGTTAACATTTTTAATTACATATTGTTCAGGTACTTTACCTTCGCTTTCGTTAACAATAATTCGTGTTACGTTAGCTGGATCAATATGAAATAGTTTTTTAGTTTCAGGATCTCTAAGAAAAAATACATCCCCATATTTAAATACATTGCGTAATGCTCTAAACATACGTGTATCAAACTTTTGTAACTTGCACCATTGTTGTAAGTATTGGCCAATAATTGTTATTTCAGAATTAGTTGCCTTTTGTTTATACTCTGTTATAAATGGTGTACTGTTTTGTTTATTCTTTTGTGTACAAAATTCAGCAAGGATGTCAAGAGCAGCATTAACTTCGCTGTCCATATCCATAGTGTTGTATTGTCCGTAACGTTCAACTCTGTTCGGACTTCCTACATAAACATCTGGTAAGTAACTTGAATAGTTGGATTTGGCTGGACCAGCCATATTGCCATTTCCACGCGAACTAAACGGAGAATAACTTCCGTTTTGATTATCACCTGTTGGAACTGGTGTAAAGTATTTTTTCCAACTCATCTATATCCCCTTATGTGTTACTAACGTAACCGCTTGCAAGGTCGCCACTTGCAATACCTTTAGTATTCTTTTCTATTTTATCGTCAATAGCTTTCATTTCTGTTAATACAGCTAACACCTGCGACATCAGTGTATTTAACTGTGCAGAACCTTCGTTTGACCCTGACCTGGTTGATGTTGCTACTGCACCCAGTGCGTCTCTTGCTGCAACTCCTGTCCCGCCTCCGAACATTCCTTTGTTATCTTCTGCAAGTACATCATTTAATTTACCTAAAGTATCAACTAACTTTTCCATAGCAGTATTATATTGATTAACTCCAGTAGCATCAAATTTCAGTGCATCTAATACAGGCTGTAAACCTGTAATTCCTGCTATTCGTCCTAAACTATCTGCTGTGCCACTTAGTCCTGCACCTATTTTTGATAAATCTTCAAATGCTTCAACAATGTCATCGTCGATTGTTACAGATCCAATATTACTATTTGTTGAAAACTGCGCAAATGCAGATCCCATCTTTTGCATTGCATCGGCGTTTGCTACTACAGTTGCAGCATTAATGTCTAATTTACTAAATTCAACAAGTTTGTCAATTGGACTATCTGCGCCAAAGAATCCTGCAATTGCACTACCGACTGCACCCGCAGCAGCACCTATACCACCTGCTGCTGATCCTGCGCCTCCCATTGCCATTGCTGCACTAAATGCAACCAGTGCATCTGCATTTGTTTTTACTCTAGCACCGTCAATGTTGTATTCAGCAAATCGCTTAACTTTCTCCATTGGATCTTCAGCGCCAAATAGTTTTCCAATGCCTTCAGTAATTCCGCCGACTAATCCCCCTAACCCTGCAACTGCTGACCCAACGCCAAATGCTGCCATGCCTGCTGCAACTGCTGCCATGCCCAAGCCAGCATTTTTAAGTTTTTCTCCGTCGATGGTTTCGAAAGACTGCATGCCTTCTGCAAAAGTAGGCAATGCTTTGCCCATTAACCATGTAGCACCTGCAATACCTGCACCGATTGCAACAATTGCAACACCTAATGCTGCGGCACCGATCGGAACTGCTGGGTTAGCAAATGCAGCAATACCGTTAGCAAGTCCTTTAAGTATTCCTCCGATGCCTTTGCCTAATCCCTTGCCAAAGTCGCCAATGGATTTGCCCATGCTGCCATTAATACCGCCTGTGCTGCCGCCGCCTGTAGGTGATCTAGGTGCAGATCCGCCGCTGTCTCCTCCGAGGCCGAACGCACCTAATGCCCTGCTTTTTATTGCGCCGCCAGCTCTGCTTGCTAACGCACCAGTAACTGCCTTTGCTGCAAATAGTGCAGTGATTCCAGCTACTAATGCTGCAATAACTCCTGCTGCTCCAAATGTATCTCCGATAGAACTAAAAAAGTCTACAACCATTTGTAATCCAGAAGCAAATGCTTCTAATACACCACTGTCAACAAATGCTTTTTGTATAAGTGCTTGTATTTTTCTAATGCTGTCTTCAAAAGATGTTGCAGTTTTTGCTAACTCTTCTTTCTGATCTTGTTCTAGTTTTGCTGCATCAAGGTTTTTATTTCCCATAGCTATCATTTTAGTAGAACTATCAAGAAATTCAGCCATTGCAGGATTAGTTGATCTTAGATTGTCAATATACTGCTTTCGTTCCTTCTCACCCATTTGAGCAAACTTACCAAGTGAACCTCCGGCATTTCTCATAGCTTCTTGCAATACTGACGGGTCAGCTCCATCGCCTATTTTTTTAAGTGCATCTTGAATTCCAGGACCTGCATCACCTAACATTGATAGAAACTGTCCTGTTTCTGCACTGCTTGGCATTCCATCAATCAAGTCTTTCATTGCTGCGCCCGCCGCGCCGCCAACTTCATCAATCATTGCTAAACTCATTTGTAAGTTTTTAAACTCTTGAGTTCCTTCGCCGAGTGCTTGTAACATTCCACGTACACCAGCATCTGCTGCTTGTGCTGCAAGTGCTGCTTCAGCTTCTTTACGTGTTTTACCTGTAACTTTAGCAAGTAAATCAACTTGCTTCATATAATCAGCACTACTTGATGCAAGGTCTTTGGTACTACGTCCTTGCAAATTGCCCATTCTTGACTGCAACTCGATATAGTCTGCCATACCTTCGTTAATTTCCATGACAGTAAAGCCCATTGCTTTAAGATCAGCAAAGCCGCCAGTTGCTTTTAAATTTTTATTCATAGATGCAAATTGTTTTGCACCTTCTGTTGCAGTTCCGCCAAGCAATGATAACGACGCAGAATTTTGAGTTACAAAGCCAGTAAACTCTGTTAAACTCATTTCCATATTAGCAGCAGCATTTCGAACTGCTATTAAACTATTTCCAAAACTTGCGCCGCTGGCACTTAAATCTCTAAAGCTGTCAACCGATCTGTCAATGTATCCTGCTAATGGTCCTAATAAACTTCCAATGACAGGTATTTGGCTAGCATACGCTTCTATACTAGTTTGTCCGCTTAATAAAGTCTGGCCAAATCCTATTATGCTCTTGCTAGCGGCGCCTAATGCACCTAATGCTGCGTTATTGACCGCTGACGCAAATTTACCAGCAGCTTCTGCGGCTTTAGACGTTGCTGCTGCACTGCTAGTTGTAGCTTTAGTATTATCTGTAGTAGCTTTTGTGCCTTCTGCAATTGCTTTATTAGCTAGAGCTTGTGTCTTTGCGCCGCCGCCGCCTTTGCCGCCGCCTGCTTTAGACATAGCTTCCATTGCTTCAACCAGGCGCAGAAGCGTTACTTCACTAGCAACACCATTACCGCCTACATTAGTAATTTCTACTTCATCAGCCAAAGTCAATTCCTCGAATTATATACGCACATAAATATAAGAGATACATATAGTTATACATGTATTTATACGGAGATAACAATGGCTACTATTAGCGGCATTCCACAGATTCAATCACTAGAACAGAATCCTTTACGTAAATTCTTTAGACAACCTAAAGTTTATATCACACTGCCTAGTAAAGGAAAATTTTACCCTGCAGGTTCATTTGAAATGAACGAGAATGCAGAGTTTCCTGTTTTTGCAATGACTGCAAAAGATGAGTTGACTATGAAAACGCCCGATGCATTGCTTAATGGTCAAGCAGTTGTAGATGTAATTAAAAGTTGTGTGCCAAATATTGTTAATCCTTGGCATATGCCTAGTATCGATTTAGATGCAGTGTTAATTGCAATTCGAATTGCTACCTATGGCGAAATGCTAGAAATTACAACTAAGGTGCCAGGAACAGGCGAAGAACGAAAGTTTGATGTCGATTTGCGACAAATGCTTAATAGACTAGTGTCTGTTAATTTTGAAGACAGTCTTACTGTTAATGATATGAAAGTTACTATTCGTCCGTTAAGCTACAAAGAATTTACTGATAGTAGTTTAAAAACCTTCGAAGAACAACGAGTGTTTGCACTAGTAAACGACAATAGCATTCCAGATGAAGAAAAACTTGAAAGATTTAATAAAAGTTTTAAGAAACTAACAGATTTAACTGTTACAATGATGTCTAAGAGCATTACTAGTATTTCAATCGGAGACACTACAGTTACCGAACCAATTTACATTGAAGAATTTATCAACAATACTGATAAAGACTTTTATATGTTTATTACTGAATTTTTAGATTCACAACGTAAGAAATTTACGATAGAACCTATTAAAGTTCAAAGTACTCCAGAAGATGTTGCAGCAGGTGCTGACTTAGAATTTGAAGTTCCGATTACATTTGATCAATCAAATTTTTTCGGATAAGGATCCTGGCATGGTCTCTACCTGAGATCCTAGAAGAAGTAAAAAATATGGAGAACCAACAAAAAGAGATCAAAGCTGAGATCTTAAAAATTTGTTGGTATATGAGAGGCGGCATCACACTCGATGAAGGATTTAATCTATCTTATGAAGATAAATCTCTAATCAGTGATATTATTAAAGATAATTTGGAGACCACTAAGAAAAGTGGCCTTCCATTCTTTTAATTACTTAAAACTAATTCCAAACAGTTTGTTAGTACCTTCTAACAAGTGTACTCGAATACCTAAGTCGCTCCAACTTAACTTATGCTCTCTGAGCATTTTAGTAATTTCAAAGTAAACACTCTGTGTTAGGAATCGTTCACCTGCTTTAGCATTAG